ACCTCTTCAACCAAAATCCCGATTTGCGGGGCAACACCAAAGCTAAACTTTTTATCAAATAAATAGCGCGCAGCCCACGCGCCGGGGCAATCAGCCCACATGTTTAGAGCCGAAGGGCAGGTGTGTTTTATGCCATGCTTGGTAAAACCATTAATCATTTATTTGCTCTTTCGCTTCAATCTCTAGTAATTTCCCGCGTAGCTTTTTATAAAGCTTTATGTCGCCATTAGCTGATGCCATTTTCATGATGCTTTCAATCTGTTCGCGTTTCATGCTTCGCTTGTCGCTTTCACATAAAAGAAATAAATAGCCCTTAAAAACTCAGCGCGGCTACGAAAGCCGCTGCGCTTAAATTCTTTTTCAAAGGATGATATTTCTTTCTTTCCCTTGAGCTGCATCTGAATATTTTTTATTTGATCGGTCTTTATCATGTTTAAATTTCATTAAATTTGTTTGACATGATCTGTTATCCCAAATATCCTTGCCTCTGTCAACAAGGAATTTTTCATGAAAAAATATTTCACATCGCAAGACGCAAGGGCCTTTATATCGACCTACGGTTTTTCAATATTTCCTGTCCATGGCATCAATGAAGATGGCAAATGCACCTGCGGCGATTCGGCCTGTACTAATCCGGGCAAACACCCGGCAACAAGCCATGGGCTTAAGGATGCCACAAACAATATAGATGATCTTTTAAAATTATGGGCTGCAAGAAAATTTCTGAATGTCGGCATAGCAACCGGGCAAGTATCAAACATATTTGTCATAGACATTGACAGCGCCGAAGGCGAGAAGAATCTCAAAGCCCTTGGCGATGTGCCGACCACTTTAAGCGTGACCACTGGTAAAGGACGCCATCTGTATTTTCTCTGCCCCGGCGAAGCAGTTGTTACGAAAAAGGGCATATTGCCCGGTGTCGATGTCAGAGGCGATGGCGGTTATGTCTGCGGACCCGGCTCCAACCATATATCAGGGAACACTTATGAATGGATTAACCCCTTAGAGGAAATTCAAATAGCGCCGGATTTTATATTGGATCTTGTTGTTAAGTCCCGGATTAAAGAATCTGCAAAACCTCAACTTTCCATTGTTTCTAATTCTCCTCGCGGACTTAATATCGATGGCTGGTCGCTTGAAGACGTTTACGAACATCTTAAATATATCAGCCCTGATCTTGGGTACGACGAATGGATTGTCGTGGGCATGGCGCTTCAAAATGAAGGCCATGCGTATGGTATTTGGGATGCGTGGTCGGCTGGGGGGTCTAAATATAAAGGAGCTGGGGACACAGGCCAGCATTGGAAATCTTTTAAAAAGGGTAACGGCGTTACTTACGGAACCATTGTTCATCTTGCCAAGCAGGGCGGCTGGAAGCCTAAAACGGGGGCCACCTACCCTGTTTTGCAAGCATCCATACCCCGATCGCAGGAACAACCTGAATTTGATGAAAATACCGGAGAAATAACAGAAAAACAGCCAGAAAAGACGATCGGCAAGCATCGCCGCCTGCCCCTTATCTATGCCAATGATGTATCTCCAATTACCAATACCTCCGATTTCATTGAAAACCTATTATGTGAAAACCAGTTTTCAGTCATCTACGGCGAGAGCAACTGCGGCAAGACGTTTTTTATGATGGATTTGTCTCTCCACGTTGCTCTGGGGCGGCCATGGAGGGGGCGCGAGGTCGATCAGGGCGGCGTTATATACGCAGCGCTAGAGGGCGGCTATAACACCCAGAACCGCATTGTGGCCTTTAAACGCCATCACGAAATAGCGGTTGATATACCCATGGCAATCATCCCAAGCAGTCTTAACCTTCTGGACCCTAAGGGGGATATTCACAGCCTTGTAGAAGCCATATGGGAAGCGAAAGAGCGAATAGGAAATATCAAGCTGGTGGTTATCGATACCCTATCCAGAGCGCTCCATGGCGGAGATGAAAACAGCTCTATGGATATGGGCCAGCTTATTATCAATGCCGATGCGATCCGCGCCGTAACCGGGGCGCATATCAGCTTTATCCACCACAGCGGCAAGGATGCCGTAAAGGGAGCGAGGGGCCATTCGAGTTTGAGAGCCGCCGTCGATACAGAAATTGAAATCAGCCGCTTGGACGAGCGATCCCCATCAAAGATCAAGGTCGTAAAGCAACGTGAAATGGAAATGGGAGAAGATATGTTCTTTACGCTTTCACAAGTCGAACTTGGCACAAATCAGAGGAATAAGCCTGTGACAAGCTGCGTGGTTATTCCTGCCGAGGGCGGGGCCGATAATAAATTTATCCCCTTAAATCCAATTCAAACTTTTATTTATGACAGCCTTATCGATGCCCTTTTAAGCTCTGGAGAGAAGCGAATTATGTTTAAGGACGGCCACCCGGTCTGGTCAGTTTCTTACGACCAATTGCGCGAAGTTATGGAATCCCGAGGCTTTAAAGAAATCATGGCAACCGAGAAGAAAACCAGTTCCGAGCAGATCAAATCTGCGACCCAATCTGCAAGATTAGCCCTTAAAAAGCACGGAAAAATTAATTTCAATAAGAACTATATATGGGCTGAAAATTATGAGAAAGACCAATGAATATGAAAATATGGAATGTGGTGAATATTCCGGTATGTGGAAAGCGGACATACTGACATTCGGGTATGTGGGAAGGGGGATAGAATGCTTGCATTCTACCCCCCCACATTCCGGGATGTCAAGGGGTAAATTCTAGTTTTTTGGAATGTAGAGAATATTTTTAAATGAAAAGTATTATAGAAAAGAAAGTGAGATGGCCTGAAATGGATAAACTGGACCCGCAGGGCTACCAGATTAATCAATGGATTGATCGGCTGGATAATTTAAATGTTGAGTATGAAGCAAGGTGGGGTGTCGGAGTTTTGCCTAAGCTGGTGTCTCCGGAAACTTCTGAGAAATGGCACAGGCATATTGAGAAGCTGGATTCCGCTATAGAAGAAAAAGATGTTTACAATGTCAGGGAGCTTATTGAGGGGGCTTTCAGGGGGTACGATGCTATGGAAAAGGAAGCTATGACGGCTGGTTTTAAACCTCATGGCGCTCCTGTAGCGTGGACCGTTAGAATGAGCGATGGCAGGGAGTTGGCTATTTGCGCGACCAGAAACGATGCTGGTGTGCTGCATGGCAATTGCAGGGACAGGATCCCCTTGGTGATTTATACCTTGGAAGAAATCGCAGGGCTGGTTGCGGCAAGGGAAAAAATTTATACGGGGTAAACAACGCAATAAATAACCCTTGCATTCGTATTTGAATAGTGGTCAGATAATCATAGATAGGAGGAATGATGACGAACACACCAGAAATTGATCTAGCACTTAAGGCTTTAAAGCTGAAGATGGATAAATGTATTACGGGCAGGATTTCTTATGACTTGTTCGAGGCACAGTCTTTGCTTAACGCCATTCAAGATCAAAAGGAAACTCAAATTTTGCTTATTGATACATTGAAAGCCGCACAGAAGTATATTCTTACTGCACCTACCAAAGGTTTGCTAAACGAAGGCCCTATGCGAGAGAGAATTAAAGAAGCGCTTGCTCAAGCAGAGAGTGTTTGATGGAAGACATAGTGAAATCTTTAGAAGAGCGTTATGAGCGAGAAATAGGAGAGCCGTGGTCAGCCTTGGAAGAGCGAGTAAGGGGTAGGCACGTTGAGCTATTCAAGATTCTAGATCAGCCCAGAGAAAGAGAACGCGATAAACTCGCGAAACAATGGTGGAGATTTTGGTGAGTAGAGGCGGCAAGCGACCCGGCGCAGGCAGACCAAAGGGAGAGCCTACAACAAGGATTACAGTAAAGGTTAGTTTATGGGAGAAGTTCAAGGAATGGCTAACAGAACAGACGAAGGTGAAGCATGAGTGAGAAGGCACAGATACTGATGACGATGACCGCCTTCACGTCATATGTGCAGGATGGAAGATTATTCGCACGAATTGATAGCACCGGATATGTTTTCGAGATTGGTATTCCTGAAGGATATGAAATCCGGCTTGCAGAGCAGAAACCTGGACAACTTACAAACAAGGAGCAGGGAGATGAGTGAGAGAACACAGATAGACGAGAGCTATAAACTGCAAGGTTTCACACGTTGGGACAATCAGGAAGACTATTTGACTGGGGCCAGATTCACAAAACATGGGATTGTTGAAATATACAGTCAGGGCCATTCAGGTGAGCATTTTGAGCTTTCTCGGTTTGATTTTGTTTATAAAGGCCGCCATTACATGCGTAATTTCAACAAAGCATTCGGCAAAAAGGGCCTCGCCCGGAAAGCCACTGAATTTGCTGATGACGTGGTGGGCGCATGACCCCAGACCATAACGCAGAAGCCATACTGAAGATGATTGAGCAGGTTGATCCGAGCGATACGGCGAAGCTTGACGAGATTGATCTTGAGGTGAGCTTATTTTTAAAGCCGGAAAGAGACCAAAACCATATACGAAAAAAAATAAAGTGGTACATTCCTTCAGGAAAATACACCCGCTCCCGCGATGCGCTGAAGGCGATAAGGCCGGAGGGGTGGGAAATCTCGATTGAGGAAGGCCAAAACTGTTGGGATTGCTCTTACTATTGGGCTGGTGAAGGAGTAAAGCTTTGCCGTGGGGTTAGTCTCCCCACCGAAGAACTCGCAGAACTCCACGCAATTATCCAAGCCATAGCCCACGAACGCACACAGGGGGAGAAATAGAAATCCCCGCACTTGCAATAATACCAAACCTAGGCTAATTTAAACCATGGCATACCCAATTCCACGCGCAGAGATAGAAAAGACCATGGCAGAAGGCGCAATGGCCTTTGCAAGCGGTTTAAAGCCCTTTGAGGGGCCTTACTCGAAATTCAGCGACTTGGGGAGGCTTTGGCTCAGAGGCTATTCCAACGCTTATTACGGCCAAATGCAGTTTGATAGCAAGAATATAGATTTCTGGAAAAACTCAGGAAATTAACATAAGAGCTAAATTAAATATGAAAACAACAGCGCAAAACAATGGCTCAACGTAAGGGACAGACCGGAAACCCCAATGGCAGGCCAAAGGGGACGCCTAACAAGGCTACGATGAAAGCCCGTGAGGCTATAGCCTGTTTTGTAGAGGGAAACGTAGAGCGCTTAAATGGCCTTCTAGACCAGATTGAACAAAAAGACGGCCCACAAGCTGCTTGGGACTGCATAGTTGATGTTCTCGAATACCATGTTCCAAAATTGGCAAGAACAGAAATTGCCCCACCTGACGGCAAAAAGTTCACTATGTCATGGGAAGGCTGATAATCCCCTATAAGCCAAGGGATGCCTTCAAGCCGTATCACGCTTCAACCTCCCGCATGGCGCTTACAGTAGCCCATAGACGAGCAGGCAAGACGGTAGCCCGGATTAACAAAGCCCTGAAGGCAGCAGCGATATGCGAAAAGCCCAATCCCCGTTTTGGCTATCTCGCTCCGTTCTACGTGCAGGCAAAAGACATAGCATGGTTATATCTCAAGCACTATTCAGGTCCGTTTGTTGAACATGGACTAAAAATCAACGAATCCGAGCTATCAATCACCCTTCCCCATAACAACGCCGTAGTTAAGCTGTATGGCGCTGAGAACGCCGAAAGGATACGGGGCCTTTACTTCGATGGGATGGTTATCGATGAAGCGCAAGGCATAGCTAAACAGGTTCTAACAGCCATTATTCTCCCGGCACTTGCAGACCGCCTAGGCTGGCTTGATGTATCCGGCACTCCAAAGGGATGGGAAAACCTCTTGGGCGAATTGGTAAAGCTTGCCAAAGCCAAACCAGAAGAGTGGTTTATGCAAATCCTCAAGGCATCTGAAACTGGCATTATCCCGCTTGAAGAGTTGGAGCGTCTAAAGGCTCTTATGCCTGAGAACGAATACATGCAGGAGTTTGAGTGCGATTTCGATGCGGCGATTACTGGCGCTGTGTACGGCAAATGGGTAGCAGAAGCAGAAGCTTCCGGGCGCTTTAAATCAGGCATTTATGACCCGCTATTAAAGGTTTATACTGCTTGGGATCTAGGGTATGATGACAGCACCGCGATTTGGTTTTACCAGATTGCCGGGAAGGAAATTCGTCTTGTCTGGTATTACGAGAATAACGGGCAGGATATAAAGCATTATTGCGATTATTTAAAGGCTCAGGAATATAAATACGGGGATCATTTTGTTCCCCATGATGCAGCGAATAAGTTACTGGCTGCTGGCGGGAGATCAATCGTTCAACAGGCTTATGAGATGGGCGTTAAAATGCGGGTTGTGGCTGCTACTTCACAGCAAAACCAGATTGAAGCTGCGAGATTGGTTCTCAAGCAGTGTTGGTTTGACCCGTCTTGTGTTCAGGGAATAGCTGCGTTAAAACAGTATCAGTTTGAGTTTGATGAAGACAAACAGATGCACAGATCAAAGCCAAGGCATGATTGGTCTTCACACGGGTCTGACGCGTTCGAGATCATAGGCCAAGTGATGAAAGAACAGAAGAAAGCCGAAGAGCCTGAAAAGCCAAGGTTCTTACATGAAATGAAAGCTGACGAAATATTCTGGCCCAAAGGCACATAAAACCCCGCTTGCAATATAGCGCGGTTTCTTTTATCATTACTCACCGAAGCCAATAGCTCCACGGTCCACACTGACACAGGACCACCATGGCTAAGGCAATTCAAAACAAAACAGTCGAGTTCTGGTGTGAGCAAATCTCTATATACGAGAAGGGCTTTAACAAGTGGGAGAACCGTGGCAAGAAGATCGTCAAGCGGTATAAGAACAAGACGAACGACACTTCCAGCGAAGATTCAGAAAACCGCCCTGCGAAGTTCAATATCCTCTGGTCAAACGTCCAGACCCTCGCTCCGGCTCTTTACGCCAAAAACCCCATTCCCAATGTCGATAGACGCTTTGAAGACGATGACAAGGTAGGCACTACGGCAGCTAGAGTATTAGAGCGTGCTACTACATATTTCATTGATACGGATTTATTCGGCAACGTTATGACCCAATGTGTGCAGGATAGATTACTACCGGGCAGAGGCGTGGCTTGGGTTCGCTATGTGTTTGACGATGAATCGGGCACAGCAGCGGTCACAGATGATATTACCAAAGGCTCCGAAGGGATAACCCCACAGCAGGCTTACACTGAAGACACAGTCGTAGATTACGTCCATTGGCAAGATTTCGGGCACACATGGGCTAGAACATGGGAAGAAGTCCGGGGGGTATGGAGAATTGTCTATATGTCCCGCGATGAGATGGAAAAGCGCGGGTTTAAAGACTGGGAGACTATTCCGCTGGAGAAATCATCCGAAGATCAGGAAGAAAAACAAGGCGCATCAAAGGCCAAGATTTACGAAATATGGGATAAAGTTAAGAAAGAAGCGATATGGCTTCATAAAGGGATGGAGGGAGAACAGGACCGAAGACCAGATCCATTAGGCTTGAAAGACTTTTTCCCGTGTCCGAAGCCTCTATATTCAACGCTTGGGAATGATAATCTTATCCCTACGGCTGATTTTGACCAGTACAACACGCAAGCGAGAGAGCTTGATGACCTGACGGCAAGGATCGCCTCTATTCAAAAGGCCTTGAAGGTTATGGGGGTATATGATGCCAGCGCGGAAGGGCTATCGCGTCTATTGTCCGAGGGCATTGAAAACACCATGGTCCCCGTAGAGCAATGGGCAGTATTTGGAGAAAAAGGCGGCCTTAAAGGCGCTGTGGATTGGTTTCCTGTTGAGCAGGTCGCTACTACCCTTGTCCAGCTTTATGAAGTTAGAAACGTTGTAAAGCAAGACCTTTACGAAATCACAGGAATATCTGACATAATCAGGGGGGCGACAGATGCGGGTGAAACTGCTACAGCACAAGAGATCAAAGGACGGTTCGCAACTCTTCGTCTTGACAATATGCAAAAGGATGTCGCTAGGTTCTCAAGGGACTTGGTTCGCATCACAGCTGAGATCGTGGCAGAACATTTCAGCATCGAAACTATCAAACAGATTTGCGGCATTAAACTTCTGACAAACAACGAGAAGCAACTTCTCACAGCTCAAACAAGCCAACCCGGCCCCCCCGGCCCGGACGGGCAACCCACCCCGCCTCCGCCCGTACCCGATGAAATGCAGGAGTTACTCGATTCCCCCACATGGGAGGAAGTCGAGGCTTTACTGCGTGATGATATACAGCGTTGTTTCCGTATTTCCATTGAGACGGATTCGACAATCAAGCAGGATCAAGAGGCCGAGAAAGCCGCAAGGATTGAGCTTGTTGGTGCGGTTGGGGAGTATCTGGAAAAGGCCGCTGTTTTACCGCCTCAACTTCAACCATTGGCTGCTGAGCTTTTACAGTTCGGCATGAAGGGCTTTAAAATCTCCCGTGAGCTTGAGACGACATTCGACGTAGCGATTAAGAAGATTACCAAGGCCGCAGAACAACCTCCTCAACCAGACCCGGCTATTCAAGCCGAGAAGATGAAGATTGAGGCAGATATGAAAAACGACGAACAGCAACGCGGCTTAGAGCGGGATAAAATGGGCCAAGAGAAATACTTGGCAGACCAAAGCTTTAAACTCGAAGAAATGAAAATGGGTATGGAGAAGGAAAAAATGACCCATGAAGGTAAGAAAATGGATAATGAAAAACTTGCCATGCGCCTTGATGCGAAGACTAAAGTTGCGCCTGAAGTGGCGCTATCGGACCCTGATATGAATGATATGGAAGTTACTCCGGTAGCAGCGCAATTGAACGAGATAGGCCAAGCCATTATCCAAGGATTACAGCAATTCGCTCAACAGCAGATGCAAGCCAATCAGGTTATATTACAAGCCGTAACGGCTCCGAAAGTCACCAAGGTTGAACGTGGGCCTGATGGACGAATCACAGGCGGCGTTTCGGTTGTTTCCCCACCTAATGAGACGATGCAATAATGGCCTTAACAGTAGTCCACAACAGCACCAACAATATATCTGACTGGACGCAAGGCGAACTCGACGCGCAGATTGCCTTGGGAAACTACCCGCCCGGCACGTTGCTTGCTGACATTACAAAGCCCTCAGACTGGAACGCCAATCATACAGTTTCAGGTACAATCGACCCATCCCAGAATGATGTAACCACGGCCAATAGCATTCTAGGAGACGGTACAGCAGGAAGCCCTGTGACCCTAGATGGGGATGAAGCATCCCCCGGAAATTCACAGTATTACGGAACAGACGCAGGCGGCGCTAAGGGTTTTTATAATCTACCAGCGGGCGGGACGGTTGCTTTTGATGATATTACCAGCGGCACAAACACTGGCGCTGCAATGGTAGTGGATACAGGGGCCAGTATTGCCCCGTCCGGTACAGGAACAATTACCGCGACTGCGGTTGTGGCTGTGGACGCAGGAGGGGATACTACAACTTTCCCTATATTGGCTGGCGCAGCGACAGGCTCAACAGGGCCTTTGACGGATGCTGGTTTTACGTACAACGCGACAACAAACGCGCTGACAACAACAACTTTCATAGGAGCGCTCACTGGGAACTCGTCTACTGCGACCGCTTTAGCAACCGCGAGAGCTATAGGCGGGGTGAACTTTGACGGGACAGCAGCGATTGTTCCGCAGACTATTCAGGTTGTCGATGCAGGGGGCGATACAACGACCTTTATCATGCTTGCTACGGCAGCCACAGGCGATTTGCAACCCGCTACAGACGCGGGGCTATCTTATAACGCTACGACGAACGCCTTAACCACAACAACATTTATCGGCGCTCTAACCGGGAACGCCACAACAGTCACAACAAACGCCAACCTCACAGGCCCTATTACTTCCGTAGGGAACGCTACCTCAGTCGCAGCGCAAACCGGGACAGGCTCAACATTTGTCATGCAGGCAAGTCCTACACTCACAACACCCAATATTGGAGTAGCGACAGGAACAAGTCTGGACGTTTCCGGTGTATTGGAATCCGGGGCTAACGGCGGCACACAGGGGCAATTGACTTTGCTTGGCTCGACATCCGGCAGCGTAGCGATCAAGACTGCAGCAGCAGCGGGAACCGGAACAATATTCCAACTTCCTGCGGATAACGGAACGAACAATTATGTATTGCAGACAAACGGCTCAGGGGTGACTTCTTGGGTTGCTCCTTCGGCTGGGGGTGCGACTAATATTGAATATTCTACCCAGACCACTAACTTTACAGTGGTTTTATCAGGGGATGTGCCATTTTATAACGTAACACTATCCGCCGCCGATGCCATGACATTGCCTTCTGTCGCATCTAACGACGAAAAATGGTTTTATGTTGTAAATAATTTATCATCCAGCGACCCCTTAACGGTTACTTTTAATGGCGGTGACACTGGAAGCAATCCTTTAACCGGGGACTCCATTACAGAAATTGCAATAGGAGAAACTTATCTGGTCGTTGCAGATGGCGGGGCTACAAATTGGGTGTTTTTCAAAATAATTTCTAAAGTCAACGCTGCGGGGTCTTCCAACCAATTTCAATATAACGATGGCTCTGGAAATTTTACTGCTTCCGCAGCTTTTTCTTGGACCACTGGTTCTGGTGATGGCCGCACCATGAAGATTAGGAATGCGGCGGGGGACTCGGTTTATGGAATTGATCTTGATATTGATACCGCCGATGACCAGATATCAACCCTAACTGTCTTTTCGGATAGTGGGGCTACAATAGCCGCGCTTGCAGCAGACGCTGGTGCTCCTTATCTTTATTTAGATGATGGAACCAATAATTTAACACTAGGCCCCGCAACCCTTAAGAAAACAGTTGGATTTTCTTCTTTATCGCCAACAACAGGTCAGCAAGGGAGCTATGTTGTTTTTCCATCAGAAGGAAAGATAACTGCATGGAATATTGTTGTGGATGCCGGGACAGCTACGGTTGAGGTTTGGAAACAAGCAACAGGAACAAGCGCTCCGACATCTGGGGATTCAATTAATACTTCTGGTGTTTCTATATCTAGCGGAACAGCAATTCGCTCGACTACACTTAGCGATTTTACAACAACGACAGTTCTCGCCAATGATATTTTTGCTTTTGACCTTACTGCAGTATCAGGAGCAACTAAAATAACTTTCCAGCTTGAAATTATGGTGACTGAGTGACCATATCAGCCGCAGCAGTCTGGGAGATTAGATCAACCGCGACAGCTTCTAATGTTAACGGGGGATTCTTTGTCACTGGTGCGTCAGGGACAGACTTTTCTCAACAAAACGCCGCACAATATGCGTTGACCGGAGTAACAACGTCCGGATCCGGCGCTGTATTTCTTACGGCGTCTGCGGCTAATGACATGGTAGGAAATGGGTGCCGTGTTGTTTCCGGAACAAATTTTACGGCAGGATGGTATGAGGTAATTTCTGTTTCTGTTGGTGTATCGGTCACGGTGGATCGAAATTGTTGCACCGGCGCTGGCTCAAGCGGCGTTATTAATATTGGTGGCGCTTTATCCATGGCCTCGACACTGGATGATGATTTGTTTGACCAGTTTGTAGCCGGGCAGGTTATATGGTGGAAAGCTGGGACATATGTTTTAGGAGAAGCTGTAGGTCAAGCGTCCGCAGGAACAGCTATTCTTCCTATTAAGATATTTGGTTATAATTCAACAAGGGGGGACAACCCACTTCCTGGGAGTGGAAATCAACCTGTTATAAATGCAAGCGCCAACAGCTTCACTCTTGGTCAGTATACCGATATTGCGTATTGCTCGGTTATTGCAGGAGGCGCTAACGGACTTTCTTTAAGTACATCAGCAAGGGCGCTTTATTGTTCTTCAGTAAATAATTCCACTACGGCAGGAAGATCGGGCATTTTAGCTGCTGCGAGTGGGGTTGTTTTAATTGGGTGCGAAGCGGTCAGTATAAGAGGAAACGCGGTTCGAGCTGGGTCTGCGATCCGTGTAGATTTAATTGGCTGTTATCTTCACGATTCAAATATGAACATTTCCAGCGCTGGGGGTTTTGTTTTTGCACAAAATTGCATTATTGCGCGTCCTGTAACTGCAGCAATAGAAGTAAGCACCACAAGCGATGGGCCTAATGTTATGTCGGGCAATACCATATACGGCACGCAAGCCAAGGTCGCTATAGGAATGAACCTTGCTTCTGGGGCGACGATGAATTTTATTAATAATATAGTTTATGGATTTAATACTGGCGTAGACCATGCAGGTACGCAGACCAGCGGTTTTGATGATTATAATTGTTATTATAACAACACAGCGAATGTTTCCTCTGCTGCTGAATGGCAAATAGGCGCAAACAGCATTACGGCGACTGATCCTGCTTTCACAAGCGCAACAGAAGTTACGGGTGCGACTGCCACAACATCAAACTCCGGCAATACATTAATTCAATCCGGGGCAACTTTTGTAAGCGCAGGCGTTACTGCTGTTAGAGATTATGTTCATATAATTTCAACCAGCGGGACAGTTGGAAAATACACGATTGTTTCAGTTGATAGTCAGACCCAATTGACTCTTGGACAAGCGCCTGGGGCCTCTACTGGAAATGTTTCATTTAGTATTGGCGTTGGAAGCAATTTTGCTGTTGGGTCTGGTTTAGCAGCAGAAGGATACCCCGGGTTATTCCCGGGCGGATTAACCACAGGTTATACAGACATTGGTGCTGCTCAGAGACAAGCGTCTAGCGGCTCTTCAAGTTTTACTTTTGGTTCTTAACAGAAAAGGAGAAGACCATGACTACACCACTGGCAATTAATTTAAAAGTTGTTAAAGGAAATTATGACGGAATTGACGAACAGTTAATTTACAAAGCTAATGATCCGCGTTTTTATGATTTCTTCGGAACATCGTATAACATTACTCTTGACCCTGAAAATATTGACGAAGAAAACGGAATTTTTGCTAATCGTGAAGACGCAATAGATTATCATCTTAATACTGCTCCTGATATTCAAAATTTTGTTAGCGCCATTAATCAGGAAGATTTAGGTTTTGATTTTGTAATCGGTGAACTCACTGGCGTTGCTCCTGCGGAATATGTAAGGATCACGCCCTTGGAATTAAGAATGACGCAAGCCGAAGCCGATATTGTTTCTTTGCAAAGCTGGCGCGCCGATCTTTCCGACAATATTGCGGCGGTTTCTTCAACACCGACAAATAATACTGTAACTTTATTGGGGCTGCAGGTTCCTACTCAGTCATCTTATGATGCTGTGTGCAATTGTGTGGCCGAGATTAAAACTAAAGTTAATGCTATTTTGAATATGGCTGAAGAGCGTGAACTTATGGCGGCTTAATGCTTGAAATATTTACCTTAAAACAGTGGTTGCTTATAGATACCGGGGCCATAATTGGCCTCGGTATTTATGGTTATAAGAAACTGAGGCGTGATAATATTGATCTTGGTTTGATGATAAAAAGATTGGGACCTAAGTAATGTTTTCAGGATTTCAATCAAATGCCTTTCAAACAGGCTTTCAAATTGCCAGAGGAGGGGGTTCTCCTGCTCCTGGGCCGACAACTGGCGGTATAGATGAGCGTGATTATCATAGATATAGGCGTCATCTAGAGAAAGTAATGGAAGTAACAACTGAAGCTGATAAAAGAAAATATATTAGAACTATTGCAAAGGATGTACAGGAATTAGTTGATTTACCAATAGAAACCAATGAATTGGACAAAATTTTACAAGGCCCGCAACTAAAGGGAAAATTAAAACTAACACCTGATATTGACTTTGATGTATTAATAAGTGAATTATTACTTATAGAGCAATTCCTGAATGCAAGATTCAGGTATATTGAACAGTTAAGGGAGCAAGACGACGAAGCAGCGTTCTTGTTATTACTTCAGTGAGCCAAAGATTCAAATGTTCCAAGTGTTTCTATACTTTCGATGCAGCCACGAATTATGATGATGATCCCAAGACAAGAGACTGCCCTCAATGCAAGGATGCTGTTGGAGATATTATGTATTTAGGCAATACGTCCGGGGCTAAATTTTACGTCATTAGTGATGATCTGGGGATTAAAGGGATTATCAACCCTGTAGACGGAAAGCCATACAGTTCAAAGTCTGAATACCATAAAACAGTTAAAAAATCAGGGATGGAAGTTGTTGGAAATGACGCGCCAACAGAAACGCGCAGGGAAATTCAAGGTGATTACGATTGCAGACGGGACATAGCACAAGCAATCGAACAAACAGGGGCTATGGACAAACTGAAAAGGAAAAACAAATGAGTGCGGAATTAGCTGAAGTTCAAACATCTGTGGAAGATGATATCGCAAGTGCAATCGAGGAAATTGCTAATAAAGAGGAGGAGCCGAAAGACGATGCCCCTGAAGAAGCAGAAACCACCCCAAAAGACCGCGATGAAAGCGGGAAATTTACGAAGCAAAAGGCTACAAAAGAAAAAACCGAAAAAGAGCCAGCCACTAAAGAGGCTCCGATAGTTGAAGCCGCCCCTGTTGCGACCACTTCTGCAACTCCAGCCTCAGTTGCCCCACAAAGCTGGTCAGGCGCAGTAAAAGCAGAATGGGCTAAACTTCCATCGACTGTTCAAGCCGAAATTACCAAACGAGAGGCTGATGTTCATCGCATGATGACCGCCCCGGATGGTGAGCTACGTCTGGGCCGGGAAATGAAAGACGCAATCACGCCTTATATGCCGATTATCACCGCAGAGGGCGGGACACCTGTAAAAGCTGTGCAGGAGCTTTTGAATACAGCTTATTTACTGCGAACAGGAAGCCAGCAGCAAAAAGCCCAGATGGTACAGCAAATCGCTCAGACTTACGGGGTGGATTTGGGTCAAGCACAGCCTCAACAGCAACTCGATCCTGCAATGCAGCAAATCTTGGACCGCATTAATGGCATTGAGAATAAATTTACTCAACAAAGCACCTTGCAACAGCAAGAAGAGAATGCTAGGATTATGTCCGAAGTCAGTGCCTTCTCTGCTGATCCAAAGAATGTCTATTTCGAGCAGCTAAAGCCAGTTATGGCCCCGCTTCTCGCTTCAGGACAAGCCAAGGATTTACAAGAGGCTTATGATAAGGCTTGCTGGTCAGATCCGGCTATTCGTTCCACTCTCATCGCTGCACAACAAGCAGAAGAAGCAGAGAAACGAAAAGCGGAAGTAGCCAAGAAAAAGCAAGCTTCAGCTTCAGTCACAGGAAGCCCCGGGATTACTCCCAAAGGCTCCACCCCCAATAATAACAATGTCGAAGACGATGTTCGGGCAGCAATGAACGAACTCCTCGACTCCTAGGGGGTTAATGGTGATCTCCTAGTCAATCTTTACTAGGAGTGAACGATGGCAATTCCATCATCAACTATGACGGAGATCGTAACAACGACCCTCCGCAATCGTACTGGTAAGCTGGCAGACAACGTCAGTCTTAACAATGCGCTGTTAAACCGCCTCCGCAAAAAGGGGAAAGTGAAAACTGTCTCCGGTGGCCGTACTATCGTCCAAGAGCTTGAATACGCAGAAAACGGTACTTTTAAACGTTATTCCGGGTATGAAACTCTGGACATCTCACCTTCAGATGTGTTTACGGGCGCTGAGTTTAACTATGCTCAAGCCGCAGTAGCCGTTTCAATCTCTGGTCTGGAAATGCTCCAGAACTCAGGGAAAGAAGCGATTATCGACCTTTTGGCTTCTCGCATTAAAAACGCTGAGAAAACGCTGGTCAATAATATCGCGGCTGACTGTTATTCTGCTGGTACAGCAGATGGAGGCCGTCAGATTGGTGGTCTTCAGCTTCTTGTTGATACCACACCATCAACGGGCACTGTAGGCGGCATTGATGCATCTACCACGGTAGGGGCATTCTGGCGCAACATTGCTTATGACGGCGGCTCAACGGCAACCTCAACGAATATTCAGTCCTACATGAACGCGCTTGCTTTGCAACTCGTTCGCGGTACGGACCGGACAGACCTTATTGTAGCGGATTCTAACTACTACTCTAAGTATCTGGCTTCGTTGCAGGCAATCCAGCGCATTACAAACCCTGACATGGCTGCGGCTGGCTTTACTTCCCTCGCTTATTACGGTGCGGGCGGTATGGCTGACGTGGTTCTTGACGGCGGCGTAGGCGGTGCGTGCCCTGCAAGTACAATGTACTTCCTTAACACGGATTACATTTACTTTAGGCCGCATACTGACAGGAACTTTGTTCCTATCGGTGATGATCGCTTTGCCGTTAATCAAGATGCAATGGTCAAACTGATTGGCTTCGCTGGGAACATGACTGTTTCCAACCGCCGCCTTCAGGGTGTCATGCAGAACATTTCTTAAGGAGAAACGACAATGGCTTATGAATTTTCTTCAAATGTTATCGGCGCTACAGGGATTGGTGTGTACACGACTACCGCTCCCGGTATCGCTGGGCTTCCTTCAACGAGCCTAGAGCCTCAACTGGGCGAAATCCGCTCAGGCTGGGATTCTACACTCGGCTGGGGCGAGTTTATCTATCTAAAAATCCCGGTATCGACTGCTATTACCGCAAACCTTCTTTATCAATGGTCCGGTAACTACACGGTAGCCGTTCTTCCTGTCCTTGCGACATCGAAGAACACAGGCCACCAAGTAGCTGTTGCGGTTGCTTCTCTGACCTCGGATTCGGCCAATGTTAACTACGGCTGGTTCCAAATCTCAGGTCTGGGTACGGTCCTTAAAACCGCTGTTCAGTCCTTGCCTGATGCGAAAGTCTATGCTTCCGCTACGGCAGGCCGGGTTAAAATGCTAACTTCTGCTGGTGGCGAAATCACTGGTATGAGAACAGCGTTTACATCTGGTACGGGTACGGTGACATCGACAACGTCAACGATTACGGTGTACATGTCGCGGCCCGCTTTGCAAGGCCAAATTACCTGATATATCAATGACTTAACTGAGTATAGAGAGGGGGCTTTACGGCTCCCTCTTTTTTTGTCATTATTCGGTATGGCGATCCAAATCATCTGTCTCAACGCTGGAAACTATCTCGGACGCGGTAAGCAATACACAGAGATTTTACGTGATTCAGTTTTCCGCAATCTCCCCCCTGAAATTAAGTGCAAGTTCACCGTATTTACAGACGATCCGGCAGATTACGGGCAAATCCATAAAAGGCCACTTCCCCATGACGGATTAAATGGCTGGTTCAATAAACTAGCCCTATTCAAAAAAGACCTTTTCTCCCCTGAAGACACAATCATTTTCTTTGACCTCGATACCGTGATTACGGGCGCTCTTGATGAAATTGTCCAATACAAGGGCGATTTTGCTATATTAAGGGATGCTTATAGACCTGATGGCCTTCAGTCTTCAGTTATGATCTGGAAGGGGGATCATTCCCATATCTGGGATTCATACGAAATAGCAGGGTTTCCTAATATAAGGGGCGGGGATCAAATCTGGATTGAACGGGCTGTCCCAAAATATGACATATTGCAGGAAGTTTTCCCGGCCAGTTTTGTAAGTTACAAGGTCGGCGCTCTGAAAGAGATTCCTGCTGGCTGTAAGGTTTGTTTCTTCCATGGGGAACCGAGGCCGCATGAAGCAGGGGGGTGGGTTAAGAAATTCTGGAAGATCGGCGGGGCTTCAACTCTGGACCTTATAAATGAAGGAAATACCAAGCAAGAGCAGCTTATTAAGAACATTGATTATTCTACTGGATTAGGCCGTAGAACGCTGGAAATGCAACCAGAGCATGATCGGCATGCTGTTATAGTCGGCGGCGGTCCTTCTCTTAAGGATTGTGTGCAGGATTTAAAAGCCAGAAAAGAGCACGGGCAGGAGATTTTCGCTCTTAACAATTCATGGCAATGGCTGGAGAAAAACGGAATATTAGCAGATTATCATGTAATGCTGGATGCCCGTCCCGAAAACGCTGAATTTGTCCTTCCTGTTCGTCAATATTACGCCTCCCAATGTGCCCCGGAAGTATGGGATAAATCTCCCGGTGCCGTACTCTGGAACCATGAGAACGCTAAAAACCTTGTGGATGGGGGCATAACTTTAAACGGCGGCTCGACTGTCGGGCTCAACGCCATGTCTTTAGCTTATGTTCTGGGGTATAGACAAATCCATCTTTACGGGTTTGATTCATCGTACGATGAAGACAGGCACCACGCTTACGATCAGGATTTAAACGACAATGAAAGAACTTTGACTGTTACGGTAAATGATCAAGAGTTTTTCACAGCCCCGTGGATGGCTGAACAGGTGAGCCAGTTCCAGATTTTAGCCCCACAGCTTATTCAATTGGGGTGCACTATAACGGTTCATGGATATGGACTTTTGCCTTATGTCGCAACGAAGTTTGAAGAGCTAACCCCCCGTACAGCGGCAGAATTAAGGGCTGATGCGGTTTTGTCCCGTTTGGGTGATAATCCGGTAGGCGTGGAAGTCGGGGTATTCACGGGCGCTTTATCAACGATATTGCTTAGAAAGCCCGATTTGACCCTTTACATGGTTGATAGCTGGGAAGTTCATAATCCTGACGGGGAATACGCGAAAACGGATTTCCATGGGAAATTATCTCAGGCGGATCAAGACGCCTATTACACACACACAAAAGACGTTACTTTCTTTGCCGGGGAACGAGCAAAAATTATCAGAAAACGCTCTGTGGATGCCTCAAAAGACTTTGAGGATAACTCTCTGGATTTTGTCTTTCTGGATGCCGATCATACATATGAAGGCATTAAAGCCGATATTATGGCTTGGCTTCCCAAGGTAAAAGACGGTGGATGGATTTGCGGCCATGACTATGAAAACCCTGATTTCCCTACTTGGGGGGTTACTCAGGCAGTTGGGGAGCTTTGTGTAGAGAACGGCCTTAAGGTTGAGATTGACAAGAATTACACATGGTTTTGCAAGAAAGAGAGCCTTGTGAACACTGACGAGGCCCAATTAGTCAAAAACATGACGGAAAACTGCAAAAAACCTCTCGAATGGTTCATTCCGCATGAGAAAAACAACAAAACCCTGATAATTGTAGGGGGCGCACCTTCCCTAAAGGACAATATCGGGGATTTAAAGGCTAAAATAAGGACGGGCGCTCATGTTCTAACAACGAACGGGACTTTAAAATTCCTTCAGACCAAGGGCATTAAACCAGATTATCATGCTCAATTTGACGCTAAAGCTGAAAGCGCTTCTTTTGTTGACGCAGCCCCGGGCGGTGTTACATATTTAATCGGGTCTATGTCAAACCCTCAAGTATTGGATAACCTAAAGGACAAACGGGTTATTCTCTGGCATGGCGGGTTTGATATGGACGAGATGCAAAAAGTCCTCAAGCCTTATCAAAACAGGCCGATTGTCATCGTAGGGGGGGGGTATTCTATCGGAATTAGAGCCTTAAGCCTAGGGTTTCAGATGGGGTATAGAAAATTCGTGATGTACGGCGTGGATTCGTGCTTTCATGAGAATGAACACCATGCCTATCCACAAGTCCAGAATGACGGGGATAGACCTGTTACTGCGGTTTATGAAGGCAAAAACTACAGCGTAGCCCCATGGATGTATCGACAGGCTTTAAATTTTCAGGATAACTACCAAGAGCTGACTAAAATCGGGTGTACGATCAAAGTCATAGGGGAAGGCTTAATCCCTGATATGTGCAGGCTTTTAAATCAGTATAAAAATGTGGTATAACAACTTAGGAGAAAATCATGTTCGCAAATGGAAAAGTAATGCCCGGAAATTCAGACGTTCTGCAAGTCTCTTATGGGGATGATTCAGGGCTTTATGTCGAGTTTTACTGGCGCGAAGTCCAGAATGAACAAAAATCCTTGGCTGAAGGTCGCCCGATCTTCGAAAGCAAGGAATATATCAAGATTATGGCCGCAGGGGATAAGACAAAGAATTGGGACCGCCCTGTTAGGAAAAAATCCAACGGGTCGGAGCCTTCTGACCTTGACCGTTTCTCCCGTCAATGGGCGGCTTTTCAAAGGCAGGATGTACAGGTAACAGAGGGAACTCCGGTTACGGAATGGGCGCAAATCACTCGCTCTGACGCAGCGAATTTGAAATCAAGAGGTATTCATACAATTGAACATCTCGCTGGGTTGTCAGACGGGAATATTGATTTTCTTGGCGGTAGAAAATACCGGGATATGGCTATTGCATGGATCGCCAAAGCCAAAGAAGGCGTAACATCCGTTCAATGGGCTAAAGAAAGATCAGACCTTCAAGACCAGATTACAGCATTAACAAATCAGATTAATGGACTTAAATCCGCAGGCGCGTTGCCTGAACAGGAAGCTCCTGCTCCACCTGCCCCTAAGAAAAGAGGCCCCAAGCCAAAGGTGAAACATGAGCAGAACATTTCTGGAGCTAATACAAGCGGTAGCTGATGAAGTCGGCATCCCGCAACCATCCCAAGTTTTAGGCGCAGTAGACGATCAATCCCGTCAGCTTTTGGCATTGGCTAATCGTGAAGGGAAAGAATTTTCCCAGATGGCAAACAGCCGGGGAGGGTGGCAGGATCTTCATAAGGAATACTCATTCCTTACTGTTGTGAACGCAGCCACGACAGGCGATCTCACAATAAACTCACAGGTTATTACAAATATCGGGTCCACTACAAACGTTGTAGCCGGGACATGGTTTGTGACCGGGGATGATTTGCCTTACAAGGCCGTTGTGGTTTCGGTTGATTCCCCTACTCAGGTAACGATTGACAGGCCAGCAGAAGCCACAGGAACGGGCGTTTCTCTGGTATTCGCGCAAGGCGGATATGACATGCCGGATGATTTCGAGTATTTCGCTCAACTTACATTCTGGGATGGATCGTACAGATGGCAGCTTTTAGGGCCAGTATCATATCAGGAAAAGCAAGTTTTGAAATACGGAATTTCTCCTGTAGGGCCAAGACGCAGGTTTTATATCAGCAATAACAAATTCTACATCGACCCGATCCCGGCGACAAGCAACGAAGTTCTGGCTTATGATTATTACTCAAACGGATGGTGCGAATCCGCTGCTGGCGTTGCTCAAACGGTATGGGAAGACGACACGGACATTTACAAACTCGATGAGGATTGTTTTATCCAAGGGGTGAAGTGGCGTTTTTTACGTGCTAAAGGCTTCGATTACATGGAGGAAAAAGCCTCTTATGAATCGGATTGCATCCGGGCCATGTCGAGAGATGGGGGAAATAGAGACTTGCCGTTAAATTCGAGTAACAGGGGCTTGCATTTGCTGAGTGACGATCAGATACCCGATACAAATTTTGGCCAATAGGTTACAATGAGAGCTTTAAAAGCAAATCGCCAACGCACAGCCTCCACGGCTTCTATAGTCGCTCCCACGGGTGGACTTAATGCGCGGGATGCTATCTCAAACATGAAAGAAACCGAGGCTCCGATTATGGAGAACTGGTTTCCTACACCTTCGGACGTTGCGGTTAGAAACGGACATGATGACCACGCGACAGGGCTTCCTGCTGCTGTAGAAACACTTATGACATATTCAACCGGGGTCACTGAGGAGTTATGGGCTATCTCTGATGGGGAGATTTATGACGCGACAGTGGCGGGCGCTATCGGTGCGGCTGTTGTTACAGGTTTATCAAGTTCGAGGTTTCAATATATAACTTTCGGAACTGCCGGGGGTTACTTCTTGCTTGCCGTCAATGGTCAAGATGACATGCAATATTACAACGGAACAGCATGGGCGGTTATTAATTCAGGAACTACCCCCGCTATTACAGGCGTTGCCACAGCAGATATTGTAAATATCAACAATTTTAAAAACCGCGTTTGGCTGATTCAAGAAAACACCTTAACCGCATGGTATTTGCCTGTTGCCAGCATTGGCGGCGCTGCGGCGGCTCTGGACCTTGCCGGGTTATTTAAACTTGGCGGTTATCTTGTGACTATGGCGAACTGGACGATTGATAACGCTGCGGGGATTGATGATTACGCAGCCTTCCTTACATCCGAGGGCGAGGTGGCTCTTTACCGTGGAACAGACCCCTCCAGCGCCAGTACATGGGCCTTGGTCGGGACTTTTAGAATCGGCAAACCTATCGGACGCAGGTGCGCCATTAAGGTTGGATCGGACGTTATGGTTTTAACAACTGACGGGGCGTTTTCTCTCTCTAAAGCTTTGCTGACAGACAGATCGCAGCTTCAATCCGCTATTAGTGATAAAATCACGAACTTAATATCCGCTGACATAAGGGCTTATAGCGCTAATTTCGGATGGGAGCCGATTATCTACCCAAACACGAACAAGCTTATTATTAACGTCCCGAATGTAGAGAGTTCAATGTCTTACCAGTATGTGATGAACACCATCACCGGGGCATGGACGAAGTTTACAGGCTGGAATGCGTTCTGTTGGGCTGTTTTAGATAATTCCCTGTATTTCGGGGGTGACACGGTTGTAGATGTTGCTGATACCGGAACAAGCGACAAAGGCGCTGATATTGAAACGGATGTTCAACAAGCCTTTAGTTATTTCGGAGCCAAAGGGCAACAAAAACGATTCACCATGGCGCGGCCTATCTTTCTGGCTGACGGAGATATTACTCCCGCGATTGTGATGAACGTTGATTACCAGACAAGGGAGCCTTTGGGATCTCCGGCGTTTACAGGCGGGGGTGAGCCGTTATGGGACATCGCTCCGTGGGATACCTCTTCATGGGGTGTCGGGGATACGATCATTCAGAAATACCAATCCGTAACAGGGGTGGGGTATTGCGGAGGTTTAAGGGTCCAAACCTCAACTCAAGGAATCAATGTACGCTGGCAGGCATCCGACATCGTTTATGAACCGGGCGGCGTCCTTTAGTGCTTTTATACGGCGCAGACAATGATGTTGCTGATTGGGTTTCTGTAAAATTGTTTGGCGTCCCGGCTCAGTTTGATCTGTCTGTTGCAATAGGAATAACTGATCAGGACAAGCTTATCGCTGGTGTTGTTTACAACAATATGCACGTTACGCCCGAAGGTAGACCCTATACAATTGATATGTCCATCGCCAGCGTTGACAAGAGGTGGTGTAATAGGCATAATCTAAAAGCGTTATTCGGATACCCCTTCATTGAGCTTGCTCTCAAAAGAGTCCAAACGCATTGCTCAGCAAATGAAGGGAAAATCATGAAATTCAACGAACGACTAGGATTTAAGCAAGAAGGCATTCACCGCCAAGGTTGGCCCATGGGCGGTGATTCTGTGTCTTTTGGCATGATTAAATCAGAATGTGAGTGGTTGTAATGGGCAAATCGTCACCAAAAGCGCCCGCTGCGCCTGATCCCGCCGCTACCGCCGCAGCCCAGACAGCGACAAACAAAGAAACGGCGTATTGGAACGCTGTTTTAAATAACACGAATCAGATCACTCCCTACGGCAATCTTACATACACAAAGAATACCGCAGGTCAACAGGCCGAATATCAAGCCGCGTATGATAAATGGAAATCTTTAGAAGGAACTGGAATTTCAAACGGAAACGAGCCAAAACTAGCAGATTTCGCTCCGCAGTTCACCTCAACTATTGAGTTATCTCCTGAACAGCAAAAGATTTACGACACTCAGACAGCCCAAAGCCAGCAGCTTTTAGATATTGGCGGTCAACAGATGGACCGGATTAATCAGTCCGTTTCAACACCTTTCAGTTACGGTGGAATTGCAAATGCTCCCACGCAAGAGGATATAAACGCGCTTTCACAAAAGGGACAAGATGCGATTATGTCGCGCCTCGACCCTCAATTTGCAAGGGACGAAGAGGCTTTACGCACGCGCCTGATTAACCAAGGTATCGGCCAAGGCTCACAAGCTTACAACACTGAATTTGACCGTCTTAATCAAGCAAAGACGGACGCGAGAAACCAAGCCATCCTTCAGGGGCAGAACTACGGAACCGCAGCACAGAACCAGCAACTCGGTCTTAGAAATCAAGGTATTCAGGAATATACCACACAGAGAAATGCGCCTTTGAATGAATATATCGGCCTGACTTCAGGAACGCAGGTTCAAAACCCGCAATTTAGCTCACAAAATTATCAAGGAACGCAGCCTGTAGATTATGCAGGTCTGGTAAACCAGCAATATCAAGGGCAGTTAGGGCAATATAATTCCAAGGTTGCATCGAATAACGCTACGCAAGGCTCTTTGTTTGGTCTGGGCGGTAGCTTGCTTGGGACAGCGGGAGGCAGCGCTGGATGGTTGTCTCTTCTTTCTGACCAGCGCTTAAAAGAAAACATCGTCAAGATTGGTGAAACACCAGCAGGCTTAGGAGTTTATGAATATAACTTTATCGGCTCTGATAAAACAGAAATCGGAGTCCTTGCTCAAGAGGTGGAAAAAGCCTTCCCGCACGCCGTTGTAACTGGAGACGATGGATATAAACGAGTTTACTATGCGGAGGTGCGGTAGTGGCATCGAAAAACGTAAACTTTTATCCCGACAAAAAAGACAAGATCGACCGCCGCCGTCAGCTTGCAAAAATCCTTATGGAGCAAGGGCAACAACCAAGCGGCACTGAAGTCATTAGCGGATATGCTGTCAAGCAATCGCCCTTAGCCGGACTGGCAAGGGCGCTGACGCAAGGTGTGGGCGCGTATCAAGGAGCTTCCGCAGACAGGATGGAAGATGAAATGATGGCCCCGCAGGAAGCGTATGGCCCCGCGCTACCAAGCAAACAGCCCAGTAACAACCAAAGAATCTCTGAATTACTTCAAGCCCCGCAGATTCCTTATGGCCCTGAAAGACCAGTGCAAAAAGCACCGACAAAATCTAAAGGCAAAAAACTTGCTGAAGCTTTAGTGCCTAGTGCGCCAGCGCCTGTTGCGCCCCCTCTGGCCCCTCCGCCTGTTCAGCAGGTTCCTATGCAAGCGCCCCCAGTCGCTCCAGTACAGCAAGCGCCTGTAAACGGAATGCCCGTTAACCCCGGCGTTCCTGAGCAAGCGCCCGACCCGTTTGCGGGCGTTCAAGGCAGATCAAGAGATGCTCTGGTTAATAACGTGCGCCAGACAGCTATTAAAAGAATGAATGACAAAGACACGATTGGCCAGCTCAATGCGGCACGTGGACTTAAGGATAAAATGGGGCGTTTTGAAGACTTACTGGAAGTCCAAGATACAGGTGGCGCTATGATTAATACGCCCGTTATCGGTAGTGCTATGAAGCTTTTCGACCCCGAGCTTAACGAGATGCAATCTATTCAGTCTGAATTGGCTCCCAAGATGAGGGTTCCCGGGTCGGGGTCGTCATCTGATATGGATGTTCAGATGTTCAAGGCTGCAACTATCGGACCTGAAAAACCAAAGCAGACCAACGAAAACATTGCACAAGCCTTTTCAACTGCACAGCAAAACCTGATAGACCGCGACCAGTTTTTGCGTGACTATCTCGATTATCATGGTCACGTACAAGGCGCTGAGCAATCTTGGAATGACTATCTGAATAACAACCCTATTTTCTCGCCAGATTCTACACCGGAAAGTCCACAACTCAATCCCGATAGATTGGGGTATAGAGAATATTTCAGCGGTGGCAAGACCGGAGCGCCCGAAGAAAGCAAGTTAGATAAAATCAAAAAACACATGGCCTCAAAAGGTGCGACTCCTGAACAGATAGAAGCTTTCATTGCTGAACAAGGTGTCCAATGAAAAAAGGCACAAAAGGTGGCAAACTAGGCACAGCCCTAAGACAAGGATACCAAGGATTAACTTTGGGATTTGGCGATGAAGCTATTGACGCAACTGGAGCGGCGATTGCCGCTATTTTGACTGGAGAAAATTACGGTGATCTTTATAAAGACGCCCGAAGTTTAACAAGCGAGGATTTTTCCAGAGATTTACAAAACGCCCCGAAAACTAGCTTTGCGTCTAATGTGGCTGGCTCTATCATCCCAGGGGCCGCCGCAGGTGCGAAAACACTAGCCCAAGTGGGCTTGGGAGCGGCAAGCGGGTTTGGCTCCAACAACGGAGATTTAAAAGACCGAGCCTCGTCTGCTGCTCTTGGGGGCGCGTTTGGGTTGGGTGGCCAGTATCTCGCAAAGGGCGCTAACCGTATCGCCAAGGGAGCTAGTGACAAGATTGCCCCGGCTGTTAAAGAAACGGCTAAAAAACTTAAAGAAATGGGAATCCCGGTTCGGCTTTCTCAATTAATGGACAGTAAATTTTTATCAGCGGTTGACACCGCAATTTCAAAAGTCCCGTTTTCCGGTGCTTCAAAATCACAAGCAGCCCAAAGGGCGGCGTTTACAAGAGAGCTTTCTAAAAGTTTTGGTGAAAATGCAGACACCATAACTCCTGAAGTTCTGGAGGGCGCAAAAACACGCTTGGGGTCTTCCTATGATAAGCTTCTGGGCGATAAAGATATCCCGATAGACCGCAAGGCCTTCGCGCAGCAAATCTCTCAATTGGTCGATGATCTTTCATTGGAAAACGACGAGGCCGGGGCGGCTTTTGTTAAAAAACAAGCCGAAAACATCCTTGGAACTATTGATAATAACAGCGGCAAACTGACCGGAAAATCATATCAAAAACTACGCCAAACCCTTAAGGGAGCAAAGAAAAACAACTATTCAGTCGGCAGCATTCAAAAGTTTTTAGATGACAGCGTTAGGCAAAATGTGCCAGATAATATAGCTAGTGAACTAGGCGGCATTGACGAACAATACCGCAACATGAAAATTACGGAGAAATTATATGGACAGTTGCAAAACTCATCCGGACAAATCAAGCCCGAAACCCTTTATAACGCTGCTAAACCAAATGTCTCTAACATTGCTTATGGTGGCGGCGGCGTATTGGGTGATCTTGCTCGTAGTGGTAGGCAGCTAAAGCCAACCATACCTGACAGCGGAACAGCAAGCCAGCTTATCGGCGCTGGCGCTTTAGGTGGCGCTGGTGTGGGCGCATTTATTGACCCCACCATAGCCGCAGGTGCTTTAGGCACAATCGGGCTTTCTAAGGGCCTGAATAGCGCCATGACTTCAAATTATGCGCGTGAAGGAATGTCTCCTGCAATCCAAGCGGGGGCGCAAGCATTAGAAAATTCAGGCGTTATCCCTTCTGTCGTACGCGCTACACAAAATCAATTTAATTCAGGACAACAAAAACCAGCTTATGAGCCGTCTAATGACCCAGAGTTACGGGCATTGATTGGTGGTTACAATCCTAAGCAGGACGCTGAATTACAAAAACTATTGAGGGGGCAATAGATGGCGTTCAACGGATCAGCTTTGCCTTTTTCTGGCCCTATCTGCCCTAGCTTGAATTGCGTTGCATTTCCGGCAATTTTTGCTGGTTTTTTTCATGTAGGTATTTTCAAGAGTAAACTCATGGCCATTCTTGCAATGCGTGGTTTTTGCGCGTCTTTCGGCAAAGTATTTTATAACCGCTTGTTTGGTGGTTTCGGTATAGCTAGAGAATTTTTCAGGGTTGAGAACTTTTTCTATCGGAAGCCCCCGCGAAAGCCTAACGGCAATAGTCCCTGTTTTAATCCCAAGCTCGCGCGCCCATTGCGGGACCGTCTGTGTTTTGCCCTTATACGTCAAAAGCCTATTGTTTCGCTTATTGTTGGCTTGTTCTATATCAGTAGCCCATCGGCAATTCTCAGGGGAATAAGGACCGTCATTGTCGATCCGATCAATCGTCTTGCCTTCTGGCCTATCCCCCATGTCGGCGTAAAAATTTTCAAAGCTCTCCCATCGTTCGCAAATTGTGATGCCCCTGCCGCCGTAGCGGTTGTACGCCCTAGAGGTTTTGCACAAACACCTTTCGCGCATACTTTTCCATACTTGGTAGGTTTTGGTTCCATGCATCCCGTGTTTCATAAAGGAATCATAGGAAAATTAGCTGTAATAATCAAGAACAAAATAGGAGGCTCATTTGCCATATAACGGTAGTGGCGTTTTCGTACGCCTGTATAATTTTGTAAACGATGCAGCGGCAAATATCAAGATACGTGCTGATCGTATGGACAACGAGCTTTCAGGAATGGCTACCGGCCTCAGCACGGCCATTACTCGTGATGGTCAGTCCGTTTCCCAAGCCAACCTCCCAATGGGTACGTTCAAGCATACCGGGGTAGGAAACGCAGCGCAAAGAACGGAATATTTTGCAGCCGGACAAGCTGTAGACGGGAAAATCAACTGGGCTGCTGGCGGTGGAACGGCTGATGCTATCACGGCCTCTTACACCATTCCCATTACCGCGCTTGTAGACGGCCAGCTTTGCTTCGTGAGGGCTACGGCTGCAAACGCCACTACTACACCCACATTCTCCCCAGATGGCATTACAGCCCGTACAATCGTGAAAAACGGCGGTTCCGCATTGGTAGCGGGCGACATCGCAGGAGTAGGCCACGAATTGATCCTGCGGTACTTGCTGGCCTCTACAAGGTGGGAGCTTTTAAACCCTGCTGTTTCATCCGGGGCTATCTCTATCGGCTCGAAATGGACACCTGCGAGTGCTTCCGGCGCTGCTTCGCTAGACTTCAACGAAGATACAGATAACGGCTCTAACCGAGTTCGTCTGATTGGTCCAGCTTCTACGGCTGATGTAACTGTGACCCTTCCTGATGCGACTGACACGCTTGTTGGTAAGGATACCACTGACACGCTGACGAATAAAACGATTTCCACAACTAACAACACGCTCACAGCCGCCTCGACAACCGCCACGGGCGTTTCGGAGCTTGCAACGGACGCAGAACTGAGAACCGGGACCGATACAGGCCGCACAATCACTCCCTCTAATATCACGGGAGCAATGGGATTTACGTCTTATTTCCAATCTACAGCGCAGACGATTACAGCGGCGGGGTCTTTGACTTTAGCTCACTCTTTAGGACGCCAGCCCATCCTTTGCTTTGCTGAATTATCCTGCACAAGCGCAGATGGAAATTACTCATCTGGGGATGAAGTTTACATTGCGCTGGGAAGAACCGACAGTGCTAGAGGGGTTTCGGTTGTTCCTGACGCGACAAATCTCAATATTCGATTCGGCTCTGCGGCGAATACATTTTCAATTCTGAATAAAACCACCGGGGGCGACCTTAACATTGACAATACCAAATGGACCATAACTTTCAGGGCGTGGGGATGATCCAACTTTTATCCGACCTCAATACAAAATCAGCCGTTCTGTATATGATAATCTGGATGGTATTATTTAATGCTGCATTTACGGCGGGGATTGTAGGAATGTTCTTCCTAATACACTGGGATAAGATAGAAAAACTAAAAGAAGATCTAAAAAAAAGGGATTAAATGGGGGGAGACTGGAAACAAGAGGCCCGAAAACTGGGTTGCGATAAACTTGTAGAAAAGCTCATTGATATGGAGACAGCACATAAGGCGCTCCTTTCAAGCGCCGATACCACAGAGGACAGAATGAGAGACGCAGAAGTTTCTATACAAAGACTATATTCCGCTTTTCCGTCTTCTGATATTGACGGACACAGGCGCTACCATGAGCTGATTATAGCGCAAACTGAAGAATTAAGGCAGCTCAAGGTTGCTATCCGGGAAAAGACGTATTCTGGTCTTATATGGGCTGCTATCGTTGGATTTGCCGTGATGGTGTGGACAGGATTTTTGCACATTATAGGGAAGTAATGACAGCGATTTCAGAAGCTCGGGAAATTTGGAAACTGCACGCCATCTTGAGAGAAGGCCGCAGGAATGATGTGTACTGCGATAGCCTTGGCAAGCCTACAGTAGGAATAGGGCACCTCGTTAAGCCAGAGGACCGCTTGCATGTAGGGTCCAGAATTTCTGATATTCAGATTGATATTTTCTTTGAACAAGATTCCGCAAAGGCTTTAGAAACCTCTCTTAAGCACTGGAAAGCAATTAATATTTTAACGCCTGAGTTTTTGGCTGCGTTGATTTCAGTTAATTTCCAGCTGGGAGATTTTTCCGTCAAGTTCAAAAATTCCTATCAGTTGCTTAAGGAACATAAATTCGATCAGGCAATTGCTAATATTAGACAAAGCTTATGGGCTAAACAAACGCCAAAACGGACGCAAGATTTTATCTCCGCTATTGAGAAGATTTCAAAATGAAAAATATATCCATGGTTGGCGGTCATATTGTTTTAGTCGATGATGAAGATCATGAATGTCTGTCTCAATGGAATTGGCATTTTTGTAACGGATACGCCCAAAGAGTTTGTGGGATAGGCGGCCCAACTGCAAAATACAAGCGATTCCATGTCTTAATGCACAGGCAGATAATGGGCGACATTGAAAGTGTTTTTTATGACCATATCAACGGCAATAAATTAGACAACAGAAAAGCAAACTTGCGGCCCTGCACTAATGCACAGAACCAAGCCAACCAGAAGATAAAGACGGGCGGGACAAGCAAATATAAGGGCGTATGCTGGCATAAACGTAAGCAGCATTGGCTAGCAACGATTAGGCTGGACGGAAAACTCTATAATTTAGGCGCATATGATGACGAAAAGGTTGCAGCTACGGCTTACGATAGAGTCGCTAATTTTTTTCATGGAGAATTTGCTAAAACCAATGGATTAATATCAATTGAGGCTTTGAAATGAGCCGTTAGAACTAAAGACTTTATAACCGCAATCGAAAACCTGAAAGGAAACTAAAATGAATATTATCGAAACTGTACTTGAATATTTGCGTCATTCTTCAAGCTGGAAGGGTATTTTC